TGAAATGGTTACTGCTCCCACTACTAGTTCTCTCTACGACTGCCGCACCAGCGTCAGCGTTGACTTGGGAGGAGTTCTGGGAGCCGTTCACTGAAGAGCACCACCACCATTACCACCGACCTCATAGACCTTATAAGAACTGGCGTCCTCATCCAGCACGTCGTTACTGTTTAGAAACGATTGAGCATGAAGAGTACATCCCAGGTGACTACAGTAGGTCAGGTAGATGGAGACCTGGTTGGGTAAGACGATGGACTGAGCGTGTGCCTGTCCCATGCTACCACCGTCATCACTAAAGCGTATATTATTTCGACTTTTAATACTAAAATACCCTGAAAAAAAATTCAGGGTATTTTTTTGTCTATAGGGATTTTTGTGTTATGCCGATTCTTCTTCTTTCTTGGTATTAGCGTTTATTCCCTTTTCAGCAGCATATAGGGCAAATGTCTTTGTTGCTAATCCTTGCATTAATTCCTTGATATTGTCACTGTCATTTTCGTCGCAGGTGCCAGTTTCGAAGCATCCTACAACTGTTCCTGCTACTATAGCAAGTTCTACGACAACAACGGCAAATACTAGTCTAAATGCCCATTGTCCTGTATTTAATCCTTTCCTTAATAGTCCAGCCATTAGTATCCTCCGTAGGGGTCGTTAAATTCGTCATATATCTGTTCCTCTGGTCTAGGAGGAACATGCCATGCAGCCTCAGACCCACCAGTAGGACAATCAATGTCAGCATGGCAGTTCTCTGAACCACCTATAGAGAATGGATTGTATCTAGCAGTTGCCATTCGATACATTTTCTCATGCATCGATACCTCTTTTGCTGGATCTTTAGCGATAGGCATACTATCTAGAGGATTTTCAAACCTCGCATCTGGAGGTTCATATGAGGATGGTGCTAAATCGGGTGGTTCGTCTGTGAACCAATCATCGTGTGGTACCTTGTCGGGTGCTGGATATGTCATATTGATAGTTAGTAACCTGAATCTTGTGTTCCAGCGGCAACGCCAGAATCATTTACAGTGCCAGATTGCTGTTCTGCTACGTTGAAGAGAACAGCACCACTAGCAGCAGTCGTGGTAAACTCCCTATCTGCATAATCTGCTTGATCTGCTTTCTTCGTAACTGGAGATCTACCAATGTCTGTACTATATGTAGTTTTAGTGGTAAGGTAGTTCTCATCAATTATTGCGAAAGTTTTCTTAATCTGTTTTACGTCTAATTCGTCATGTGGTAGATATTCGCATAAATCTTCAAATTCCGATACAAAGTCAGTTAGGTATTCTGGTTTTAAAAGGTAAATATTGCGTTTATAGTCATTTATTGAGACTTCGTACTCAAAGTTAGTTATAGGAATTACCATATCTGCATATATGGTTCCTTCTGAGTCAGTATACGTATAATTGTGATTTACCTCGGTTCCTGCAGGAATCACTACGTCACCAGATTTGTTTTTTATCTCTAAGGTCTCATAATGGTGAATTCCTTCAGGATTGTCATATTTCCTTTGAGTGTAATCCATCATCTCTTGTTCATGCATGGGCCACTCCTCATACATGTTGATGATGTTATTTGATATAAGAACAACCCAATCAAGTTGCATATCACCATATGCTTTTATTGCGACTTGATCTGGTCTTTCATTTTGACCAATACTGTATTGTTGGAATCCCAGAGATGCATCCTTTAAACTATCCCGTATTTTGATACGACGGAAAAGGTTTTTAGCAACAATATACGGATCTACACCTTGTCTACGAAAACTGTCTAGACGTACGTATGTGTCTGGTAAGTAAGAAAAATAAATGCTCATTAGAAGAATGACCCCCATCCTGGTTCCGATCCACCCATACTTCTTTGAACCATATCCTTCGTAATGAATGCTGTTTCATTGAACGATAGGGTCATGTTATATGCAGCAGGACCATAATCATATTCATTATTATCACCACTCGCACCTTCTCTTAAAGTAGTTAACTGACCATCAGGAGTTAGGTCTACTGACATCGAGGATAATACACATTTGGTTGGGAATTGCATTAGGAATGATAGAGTTTCAGGTTTTGACATCCTATCATTGACTTCTTGCTGTGATCCCTTATACCTCACTATACTTAATTGGAAGAAATCGGGGATTGTTAACCAACGGTCTCCTCTACCTCTACCACTGTCTATTTGGGAGAATATATCTTGTCCACCCATATTTGAACTTGAGTTCTTACCAGGAAGCATAGATGTACGAAGAACATGGATAATTTCCTTGATATCCATTGAATCTTCTGGACTTTTAGGCACCATTTTGAATGTAAAGTTATGTTGCCTATACTTCACTCCTTGGAAAGTAGTTTCCTCATAAGGGTTCATTATTGCTCTTTTGGTGAGTGCAGCAACATCTCTTCCAGTTACGTCACTATCACCAAAGTTAGCAAGACTAACAGCATCAGCGGCAATTTGACCAGCGAGTGTACTTTTTGCTGCTTCCGCTGCTTTTGATATATCTACACCAATACCTTCTGTAGTTCCCCTCGCTGCTGCTGGCAATAATCCAACACCACTAGCACCAACTTTAACTTGTCTGTAGTCTGTTACGTAGTCTTCCTTCAAACCTGCAGGAAGATATAAGAATAAGGTTTCTTTGGTACGACCACCCCTTACTCTACCTGTACTGGCACCACCGCCACCTACATAGTTATACGGATTATTTTGCTTGGAATCAAATATATCAATTTTCAGGTAATCCATCGATTTCGTAGGATACGATGCATCGTAACCGATTGCCTGTCTTTGTCTTGATGAACGGGTGCCAAGCGGTTTTACTCTTGGAAATACTAACGTCATGAGCTACCGAGGAAAATTTAGACCATCACATCCTGCAAAATATAAAGGTGATCCTACAAACATTATTTATAGGTCTTTGTGGGAAAAGAAATTTATGGTATGGTGTGACAAGAATACAAACGTTTTGGAGTGGGCAAGTGAAGAAATCGTTATTCCTTATAGGTCTCCCATGGATAATCGTTTCCATCGTTATTATCCCGACTTTTATGTTAAGGCAAGGACAAAGGACGGTAAGTCCTCAAGGAGAGTCATCGAGATCAAACCTAAGCATCAAACTGCTCCACCGAAACGCACAACTAAAAAGTCCAAGCGGTTATTGATCAAAGAGACCATGACCTATGGTATCAATAAGGCAAAATGGAAAGCAGCAAGGCAATATTGTAGACAAAGGGGTATGGACTTCGTGATTCTCACAGAAAAAGAATTAGGGGTATGAGTGTTTACAAAGATGTATTAGACTTCGCTGGAGGGAAGAGGCATCCTAAAGATTGGTATAGGGTACAGGTTATGCAGCTTTTACAACCTGTAGAATTATTTGATTTAAGGAAAGGAGATGTTATCTTCTATCCATACCAAGCAGAAACAGCAGAAAAGTTACCATGGTGGGATAAATTTCCACTCATGATGATCACATATATTAATTTTTCGAATAACCAACTATCAGGTGGTAATTTACACTATTTAAGACCTGAGGTTGCAGTAAGTATTGGTGCTAACTGGAAAGCAGGTGCGAGATCATTTCCTATGCGGTGCTATCATAAATACTTCTTGAGTAATGCTGGTACTGCATATAAGGTACCAAAAGATGAACTTGATTCTATTGGAAAATTACCATTAGAACAATTTACAACCACCACTGGTGGTTACAATGTTGATATACCAAGCTCATTTGTCTGGAGTAGAATGTAGGTAATGGCTTTTACAACCCCAAACTCGTTTACCGAGTTTATGGATTGGGTACGTACAGGAGGTGCGGAACCGTCTAGATCAAATTTATATTCAGTCTTCGTAGGTATGCCACCCATCCTGCGAGATAATGAGGTGTATGAATTTCGTAAGTGGTTTCAATACGTTAATTTCGCAGCAGATGATGTAACGGTACCTAGTAGAAATGTTACTACATCGACTGTAAAGGATTTTGGTGTACAGCGTACATATGCTACTGGGCAGTCAGTTTCAAATATTACTATTTCATTCTTAGTGACCAAAGACTTGTTTATGAGGAACGTCTTTGAGCATTGGTTGAATGAGATGGCAGGAGATCAAGAGAATAGAGTAGGATTCTACGATCATTACACTACAAATTTATTAATTCAGAAATGGGAAGTTGGTAGTAATATAGTTTATAGAGATCATAAAAACCCTAAGGCAAAGTCAAGACTTAATAGGGTAACAGGAGTATGGCAGTTATTTGGTGCATATCCTACTAATATTAGTACGATGACATTGAATAACGAAGCAACAAGTCTTATGAAGATGGATGTTGACTTCCAGTATGAGAGATATAGGTTCGATCACGTATTAGAGGCAGTAGGTTGGGCAAATATGCCTGATAAGTATATTGATCTGTTTACACAGATAGGTAAGCAAATTGGAATTTTGGATGAGATTGGTATTGAACAAGACGCAAACCAAGGAGAGGTTAACGATTACGGAATTTAACCCTCTAAATACCAACTAAATAACTACATCATATAATGTTAAATTATGGCATTACCAAAGCTTGCAATTCCTGAATATGAATGTGAATTGCCCGTGTCCAATCTCAAGGTCAAATATCGACCGTTTCTCGTAAAGGAAGAGAAATTACTGTACCTTGCCATGGAATCTCAAAAAGAGAAGGAAATGGTGAATGCAGTAAAGACTATCATTAAGAACTGTACTGATCTTAAGGTTAATCTCAATAAAATTCCTACATTCGAGATCGAATATCTATTCCTTCGCATTCGTGCTAAGGCAGTAGGTGAAATCAGTGAATTTACAGTCACCTGTCCTGATGATGAAAAAACTACTGTAGATGTTAAGTTACCTCTAGAGAGTATTGAAATACAACAGGATGAGAATCATTCCAAAGAAATAAAATTGGATGATAAAGTTGGTATTGTCATGCAGTATCCATCATTGGATTTATTTGTCGATCAGAATTTACGAGAGGATCCTAATATAGAGGACATGTTTAAACTCGCTGCTCAGTGCATCGAGAAAGTTTATGATGAAGAAGAGGTCTATGACAAATTTACTTTAAAGGAGGCATTAGACTTTATTGGTGAATTAAACTCGGAACAGTTCCAGAAGATTCAAGACTTCTTTGATACTATTCCAAAACTAAGGCATGAACTTACGGTGACAAATCCCAAGACTAATGTTGAGAGTACTATTCCATTGGAGGGCTTAGCCGCTTTTTTCGGATAGCACTCATGCATGATTCCCTTATGAACATGTATAAGGTGAATTTCGCGTTAATGCAACATCATAAGTACAGTCTTACAGAATTGGAAAATATGATGCCTTGGGAACGAGATGTGTATGTGAATTTGCTTCTTGCTCATCTACAAGAAGAGGAAAGAAGACAAAAGGCTCAAGAACGTAAATCTCTATAATGGCGAAGTTAAAAGTCAGAGAATATAAGCCCGTGCAGGCACCTAGTGACCGCACAGGGTTTTCTACTGGCTTCGTAACTAGCGTCAAGCAGATTAATAACCTTGGTATATCTGTAACTGGTATAGCACGTTCTGCTTCATCTATACACACATTGCATGAGTTTCAGAATGAATATCTGACAGATAATGCAGATAAAAGAGTTAAGGTTATTAATAAGACTGCGAATGATTCTCAAAGACGATATTTAGAACGTAAGAGAATAGAGAAAAAACTTCTTGGTAAAAAAGCAGATGAAACTGCTGAGTTAACTGCTGAGAAGACTGAACCAGATGCAGTTGATCAAAAGGCAGTAGAGGATAAGGTAGCAAAGGAAAAAGATGGACCTTTAGGAGGTTTCCTCAAATTCTTTAAGGTATTAGGTAATATATTAAGACCTCTAGTAGTTAAACTTGGTGCATTCGTTGCATTAGACTGGATTGCTAAGAACCCAGAGAAAGTACAAGCGATAGTTAACTTTGTAACTGGGTGGTTCAAGTTTGGTGCTGCAATAGCAGGGTTCGGTATTAATAAGATTATGGATGGTCTCTCCATGTTTGGGGATGCCACCGATCCAGATAAGAGTGTAATTGAGAGAGCATTCGCTGGTGTTAAGGGGATTGGTCAATTATTTGTTGGTTTGGGTGGACTCTGGGCAGCATCCAGAATATTCATGCCATGGAAACTTATAGGTGATTATAAGAAGTTTAGAGCATTATTCGATATATTTGATCAGGATAAGCACGAAGAGAATAGACAGAAGAATCAGAAGAGACAAAACAAGAGGACTAGAGAGTCAAGTAAGAAAGCACGTAAGAGATACGAGAAGAGATACGGTAAGAAAGCAGCAAAGAATAGGTTTAAGGGTAAGATAAAGGGCAGGAGTCCTTGGAAAAAGTTTAGTAGAAATATTGGTAAGCAAGTTAAGAAGTTTAAACCTCTTAATAAAGCGAAGAAGTTAACTTCTAAGTTAGGTAAGATGAAAGGTCTTACCAAATTTGCTAAGATCGGTGCTGGTGTTGGTGCTGTATTTTCTGGTGTTAGTGCATATCAAGACGCAATAGCAGCAGGTAAGACTAATGCACAAGCAGTAGGTCTTGGTGTAGGTAAAGCAGCAGGTGGTATGGCAGGTGCAGCAATTGCTACTGCTGTATTAGGTCCATTTATTGGTCCATTTGCACCTATACTGGGTAGTATTGTTGGTGAATGGGTAGGTGGATGGGTTGGAGAGAAATTAGGTCCACTTGTTGAAAAAGGATTTAAGACTTTAACTTCATGGTTGAAGACTGCAAGGGAGTGGGTTAAGAAGACTATTAATAGTATAGTTGATAATTTCCTCAACTTTATAAAACCAGGATTAGACTTCTTCTTTATGTTTGTCGATTGGATTAAGAAAGGAATCGACATGATAGCGAAGTTTAATGACTTCATTATGAGTGCTGCTATTGATGGTATAGTCAGTCTTATTATGAATATTGTTTCGAAGGCAGAATGGATAAAAGAAAAAGCAGGAGCAGTCACAGGAGCAGCGAAGAAGACATGGGACTTCATAAGTGGTCCTTTCAGAGCTGAAGGTGGTCCTGTAGATCAGAAGAGAGATTTAAGAGCAAATGCTGCTGCTATATCTCAACGAAATAGGGCATTAGAATCCTTATATGGAATAGAAGATTTTGTAAATCAGGCAACTGACTTCCAGACATGGAGTAAGGAAGGTTGGAGTGGATATGCTGCTGGTGGTTTATATGAGAAGTATAAGAATGGATATGTTCCTAAGACTGAGTTGTCTCCAGTCCACGGATATCAGGGATGGGGTCAAGCAGGAAAAGGAATGTTGCATAAGTCTGTAGCAAGACAAGCACAGGCAATGCTTAATGCTGCTAAGAAAGATGGTCATCCTATAGGTATCAATTCCACTTATAGATCATATGCTGATCAGGTCAGAGTCAAGAAGGAAGAGGGTTATCTAGCAGCAACACCTGGTACTTCAAATCATGGTTGGGGTCTAGCAATGGATCTTAATTATTTTGATGCTGGTTATAGATGGTTATGGGAAAATGCAGATAAGTTTGGATTTAATCCATTATCAGGATGGGGATTAAGTCCTAATACACCAGGTAAATCAGAAGCATGGCATTGGGAGAATTTAAAAGGACAAGGTAATCCTGGTGCAAAGACTTCAAATGTAACTAGTAGTACACCTCAATCTCAGGTAGTAAAAGCGAAGTTGAAGGGTGTAGAAGGATATCTTGATAAGAGTACTGGTGAATGGACAAAGGGTGCATGGAAAGATGAAAAACCAATAGAAATCAAACCAACAACCCCTAAAATTACGCAAGGTGATCTAAATAAGGGAGGTGATGTATCAAAACTTTCACTGGTATCTAAAGGTAGATCATTTGATCGCAAACTTCAAGGTGGCAGTGCAATCGTAATGCTACAACAATATGTACAACAGGGTAACAAATCTACTCAGGAGATTATTCTCACAGATCCAATAAGATCACCCATGGTCTATTCTAAGTGCTAATAAATGGCAAATCAAGCAGTTCCAAAAGCTAAGTTATTTAAGATGGTCTCCTTTAAGGGGGTCGATAAGAATAAACTCGCCAGTACAGATTTTGGTGGACTTGTTAAAGCTCAGAATTCTGGGTTTCAACAGATGGGTAAAGCACTTAATAGTATTGGTGCATCTGTCAATAGTTTGGCAACGACTGTAGAGAGTATGAATCAGTCCTTTAAGGAATCGATTAACTCACAGATTAAGAACCAAGATAGGATTCAGACTGCACAGGATAGAGCAGCAGATAGATTAGCGGATAGAGAGAAGAGAGAGAATAGAGAAAAGATAAAGGATCAGAATAGAGCAGAAGATGCAGCAGCAGAAGATGCAGCAGAAAAACCGAATCTAGCAGCAAAATTAGGATATACTGCTGGATTTGTGACTGGTAAGATTGCCAATGGAATGATGGCATTCCTATCCAGACTTGGTGGTCTATTCTTGAAACTGGTTGGATTTAAAATGCTTGACTGGATGGCAAAGAATCCAGAAAAGATACAGAAGATAGTCGATACTATAGGACGTATAGGTAAGTTTATATTCAATGCTGCTACATGGTTAGCAGGGTTTACTCTTGGTGGACTCTCCGATTTCATGGAGAATCCTATATCATTAAAGGGTATACTTGGATTTGGTAAGTTCTTATTAGGTCTTGCTGTTGTCTTTGCTCCTGGAGCAATGGCAAAACTTGGTCTTGGTTTAATCTTTAAGGGTGGCAAGGCATTATTGAAACCAGCAATGCTTCTATTGAAGAATGTTGGTAAATTGATATGGAGTATGGGAAAGGTTGCCGCTAAGGGAATCTTCAAGACTGGTAAGTTCTTGATGAAGAATCCTAAGGCAGCACTTATCGCAGGTGGTGTAGCACTTGGTGCATGGGGTGTCAGTAAACTCATGAATCGGGAGGAGGGTGAACCCGATGTAGATGAGTCTGATACAATGGAAGGCGAGATGGAGGAATTAGACCTATCTGCCTTCGGTCTTACTCCTGGTCAAATGCCTGATGATGACCAATTGGCAGGCATCAATCAACAACGAGAGATGGCAGGACAACCTCTTCTAACAAAAGAGCAAGTCCAAGCAAGTGCGTTAGACATTAAGGCACAAGTAGAAAAAGATTCAGCGGAGGGAACTAAAAAACTTAAGCAAGGTGGTAAAGGACCAATAGCAAAAGCATTCGATTTCATTATGAAACCCATTCTTGGGATGTGGGATCAGATCAAGAATATTTTTGGTAAGGTAACAGGGTTCTTTAGAGAGCAATTCGAAGGATTTATGGGATTCTTTGGTGAATTATTCACTAAAGTTGGGGGTTTCCTCAAACCATACATAGACAAGTTAAAAGGACTAGGTAAAGCATACCTTGACATGCTACTTGCACCGTTTTTCAAAATGTTTGATGCGGTGAAGAGAGTGATGGAGGTTTTCAAAGGTAAAGAAGGCGAAGACAAGAAGAACGAGAAGGAGTTGGAAAACAAGATGTTTGGTGGAAGAGTTATTGCTGCTGCTATGGCAGCGGGTGGATGGATTAATGGACCACAGTCAGGGTACGCAGTCTCAATGGACGGTACAGGTATAGATTTTATAGGTCACGGATTAGAGTACGTAGCACGTAAGTCAGCAGGTGGATTTGTAGTCCCATTTGATACTCCTGCGACTAGAAAGGATCCAGGTTTAACAAGTAGACGTCTAGCAGAAGCAGCAGCAGGAGGGTTTAAACTTCCTGGTTTTGAAGCAGGTGGTGCTTTCGGTTTTGCTAAGGAGATGATCAAAGTCCATGAAGGACTGAGACTGAAGAAGTATACTGATAGTGAAGGGCATCTTACTATTGGTTATGGTCATTTGGTAAGAGCAAATGAATCGATGCCTGATCAGATCAGTAAGGCAACAGCAGATAAGATATTTGATCAAGACTTTGAGCATCATAAGAATGCTGCTACGAAGATTCCTGGTTTTGATAAGGCAAGTGCTATGCAGAAGGCAGCACTTATTGACCTTACCTTTAATATGGGACCATCATGGTATAGGGAGTTCCCTAAATTTGTTAAGGCATTCCAAGCAGGTAATTTTGATAAAGCAGCGGATGAGTTAGTAGATAGTCAATGGTATAAACAGGTTAAACGTAGAGGACCAACTATTGTAGATCTGATCAGAGGTAAGGGTAATAATGCTTCTTATCTTAAAGATCTTAAACCACCTACACAGGCAACTGACAAAGGTGAGAAGATCACACAGTCACAGCGTAGGCAAGATGAACGTGTAGAATCCTCTACTAAGAAGGGTGCTGGTATTAGTACTGCTGTTGAGACATTACCACCTATTACTGCGGGTGGTGGTGATGAGGATCCAGGTCCACCATTATTGATTGAACAACCTAAGAAGAAACAAGCAGCAGCAGACTACATGATCCCTAGGTTTGGTTTGATGCAGGAAATTACTACACCGTCAGCATTATTGAGTTAATATGGCAGAAGCAAGAGCATATTCACTAAGAGATCTTTCGATTACTCTTCCGAAGGATGGGAGTCGTATGGCTTCGGGTGATCTTGCTAAACAGTTTAGGAAGGATAATAAGAACACCTTCGATATTCGTAGCATTGCTGCTGAATTTGTATGGTACGAATCTATAGATGCACCATTCTGTAGGTTAGACGTTGCTATTATTGAATCAGCAGACTTCTTGAATATCCTTCGTGGTGGTGAGATTATTCATTTAGAACTGGAGACTGATGCTGCAAAGGGTGAGAAGTTAAAGTGGGATGGTCAAGTATTTAAGATAGGTGCCGTAACTAAGGCAGAGAGAACATGTTCATACATTCTCCACTGTGTAAGTACAGAGTCATTCAATAATGAGGTTAACAGGATATTTGGTGCATTTGGTCCTGCTGCTAAGTCAAGTGAGAATAAACAGAGTTTGGCAAAGTGGGCAATTGAAGAGCAATTGAAGGGTGGAGACAAGATTAAACATCCTGGTGCTATTGAACCATGTTCCAAAATTAATTTCGTATCATCAAACTGGAGACCAGTTGACTTTATCAACTACATGTGTGATAAGGTAACTAGATCCAATGCTGGTAGAGGTTCAGATACACAGTCAGGATTTATCTTCTATGAAAATCGTAAAGGTTTCAATTTCCAGAGTATCGACTGGTTATGTGAACAACAAAAACTCCCCTATGAGTACACCTATGAACAGTCGAACGTTGGGGACTCAGATACAGAGAAAAATTACTATCTCATCAACAACCTCGCTTTCCCAGACCGCACAAACGTGCTGGAAAAACTAAGGACTGGTGTTATTAAGAATGTCACTGCTGGTATTATGCTACCAGCAATAACTCGTTCAGCGATTGCAATGGATACCTCTGGTGGAGGAGGTGGTACAATAACTGGACCTAGAGAATCGACTTTTAGTGGGCAGTTCGGTAAGATGTCTACCCTAGAGAAGAAGAATCCTCTAACATATATGAAGGAGTACGAGGAATATTTCCCAACTCGTGCTAAACTTAGAATACTTCCAGGATTGAAGGATCAGAAAGAAGTAGATGGTAAACCAGCGGGTGATCCCAATGCTGGTGCTGCTACTGCTGATGCAGATACATTGGAGGTGGGTACTTACGCTATGTCTAGGTATCAAATGATCCGTAGTGTTCAACTTCGAATAGAAGTTCCAGGTAATACTGGTGTTGGAGCAGGTGATTTAATTGATGTCTTGATACCCCTAGGTAAATCTGATAATGGTAAGGTTGCAGAAGATAAGACCTATTCAGGGAAATACTTGGTTGCAGGTGTCTCCCATACATGGACTAAAGATGGTGTAACCACAACATTAGAATTAACAAGGGACAGCGTAAAGAAATAAATAGTAAGGTTAACGGAGTGTGTATATGTCATACGCAACAATTGAAGATCACATCGAAGCAGATAAAGCACTTGTTGATGATCCTACAATAAATCCTGCTGCACGTCGTCACTACAAGGAAGAACTACATGACCTTGTAGAATACGAAGAGCATCATCACGAGGAGATCGTAGCAGGTGATCATCATGATCCTAATTGCTTAGAGTTATTCTGCGATCAGCATCCAGAGGAACCTGAGTGTAAGATTTTTGACGAATAAAATTTAACCTTTGTTATGTTGCCACTTATTGAGATTGACTCACCAAAGAGTTTTATTGCTGGTGCAAAGATACCAGAAGAGGTATGTGACGGACTCTTAGAGTTCTATGAGGATTGTACATATCTTGAAAAGGAACCTGGTAAAACAGGTGGAGGTATCGATAAGTCGGTTAAGGATTCTCTTGATTTATCCATCCCCGTTCACTTACGTGACCAAAGGGTAGTGGATTTTATTGAGCAATTGGGAGAGGCAACTATGACCTATATTGACAGGTATCCCGCCTTTGGTCGGATACAGTGGGATCTTATATCCGAATTTAATATACAAGAGTACCCTCCTGGTGGAGGGTTCTTTAGTCTTCACTGTGAAAAGATGAGCAATGCACAAATCTCCTCGCAGAGAGTTATGGCATGGATGACTTATCTAAATACGGTTGAAACTGGTGGTCATACTTTCTTTCCAATGCAGAATGCAAGAATTAAACCTGTTAAGGGTTTAACTCTGATTTGGCCAGCAGATTGGACACATATGCATCGTGGAGAACCAGCACCAGTTGAAGTGAAAACAATTGCTACAGGATGGTATGATTATACAGATCCCCCCTTGGCACAGTCTGATTCAGGGGAAGTACGAGAACAAAAGACAAGCACAGAGTAATCCTTCTGAATGGCCCCATATCATCGTTAAGAATACTTTAGTAGAAGATGGTATAATAGAACTTAAGTCGTGGTACAAATATAAGGGTGAAGCAGATCCATATGGGCAGTTTCATTTGTCATATAGATATGATGACGATGGAAACTGTCATACTACCTCAGTTAATACATTAACTGGAGAACCAACCAACTGTCCGTGGCATTGGGGGTTTTATAATGGTTGGTGGTGGGGTGAACCTGCCCAGGATTGCCTGCTAAATGGTGCCTTAGTTCAATCACATGTACGATTCAATGGTCAAGAGTATAGATCTCGTGATACTGGAGTCGATCCTGAGACTAAGGAGTTTAAATGGGGTAATCAGGTTGAGAAAGGAGAGTTCTATTTTACACGGATAAATACATAACGTAGGGATACTTTAATTAATGGAAACGCTTCAAGGTTATAAAACTGACTTTGCTGGAAGAGATGGTTTCATCTGGTGGGTTGGTGAAGTGGAAAATATTGACGACCCATCCGAACTAGGTAGGGTCAAAGTTCGTATTATCGGTTGGTATACTGGTAATAAGTCGAATAAGGGTGCGGACGCATACACGAAGACGTTACCTACGGAAAATCTTCCATGGGCAACTGTTCTACTACCAACTGACAAACCACAGACAAAGAACGCAGGTACAACAACAGAACTGCAACCTGGTGCTTTCGTTTTAGGATTCTTCCTAGACGGTGAAGAAGCACAACTTCCTGTTGTCATGGGTTCATTCCGTGGATTCCGTCAGGCAAGTGATCAGAAGTCTGCTACTGGTAAGGAGAAGGGAGCACAGGAGACAACTAAAGCAACAACCATTGCTGCTATTGATAACGCAGAGAAACATGCTACCGATACACCACAGCAAAAAACTTTAACTGGACAAAAAAATTACGGTGGTGGTCAGTTCGTCAAGGATCAATCAAAAGCACCAGCAACACCTTCAGGTGGACAAGAGGAATCAAGAGGTGCAGGTCTAAGTTCTGCTGAAATTATTACTCCAGGTAACGCTGTAACCAATCCAATCAAACCTCCTACTGAATCACAAGAGGTTGCTGATGGTGCTGCTGGACCTGGTGGTGGAGGATTTGAGAAAGGTCTAACTCGTATGCTGACAGAGTTAGGTAACATGACTTCTAGTCTTGCTCAGTCTAGTGATGGTCAGTTCATCTCCATGATTACTGGTCATAAGGTGAACGGTGACAAGATCATGGAACACCTTGGTAATATCGCTAACTACATTTCGTCAGCAATATCCGCTATTCTTGCACCATTGAAGGAATTTCTCGCAGAGATAATGGTCAAGATCGTTAATGCGGTCGTGAAAGCAATATCTTCATTCGTTCCTATTGGTGTTATCACTGCTATATTGAGTCTGATCAGTGCAATTCTGGACATGTTCTGTATGCCGCACCCTGCATGGTTGGGTCTGGTACAGAGTGCATTAACGAATGTCACAGCATTTGCTGACCAGATGGTAGGTATGGTAGCAAATAAGATTTCTACCATTACATCTCAGATCGCTTCTAAGGTTCAGGGTGTAACTGACAAGATCTTAGGTGGTATCACTTCTGCTATCGATAATGTTAGGAACATTGCAGACACAGTTGTATCAGGTATATCAGCAGTTAAGAATGCTATTGAGGGTATTGGTAAGTTAGGTAATACTCTTAAGACTATGATGAACATTGACTTCACCAAACTTGACTGGGGAAGTCTATTAGGTATTCTATTAGCAATCCTTGGAGCATTATTCAAGAAGGATTGTGGGAGGAAAATAAAACGACCGAAGACGAAACAGTGGTTCCCCTTATTGGGATCCACTGAATGCGAAGACGTAACAGAGTTTATTTCTGGTGGAGCACTTCCAACAGGATTAAAGGATTGGAGTGAAACTCCTGGTTCTCCTTCTGGTTATATTGACGGATTATTCAGTAGTATGAATTCTAGGGTGACTGAGGTTCAGTCATTCTTGGATGGTAGTCGTGTCATCCATAATGCTACTAAGGGTAAGGAGTTTAAGGCAGAGCAAGGTCCAGGTGGTGTATCGACTTTCCAAGATAACCAAGGAAATGAGCACAAGAACGTACCTAACAATGAGACTAAGATCATTGCACGTGACTCTGCTACTAACGTCAAGAAGAATTTAATCGTTACGGTTGAGGGTGACTACAACCTTAAAGTCCATGGTAACTGGAACATTGAGGTTGAGGGTGCTATCAATAACAACCAAGGTAATGGACCTCAAGCGAAAGCAGAGGGATCATCCAAGACTGCAACAGTAAATACTGATTCTGGAGCAGCAACCAGTGGTGGTAGTGATAGTAGTAGTAGCGATAGTGATAGTAGTTCTAATATGATTATTCGTGGTAGTGATCTTGTTCAGATCCCTGCTATGAAGAAGCGTTTAGAAACCTTAGAAGAGAGGATACTGCGTGAGGATGATGAGTTCTACTCTAGTCTGAAACCCCTGAACCCACAGGGTGCTGGTAGGGTAAGTCCTCCAATGAAATACACAAATCTTAGTACTAGTACAGAGGATGATACTGAACAGCGTTCTGGTGATCGTAAAGCAGGTGACCATGATATAGCATATTCAGGTGACGTACGGATACAGGGTAACCAAGTCAGCATCAGTGCTATTACTAACCTTAAACTCAATGGTAACCAGATTAAGATTGAGGGTAACAACATTACCAACTCAGCAGATGGTGAGATAGTCAACGAAGCACAGTGGATCACTTCATTCTTGAACTGTGGTCGTTTTGAGTTCGTTGCGCTGTTTAACCCTATGGCAACCATTGCAGGACAATATAGTATTGTGAAGGGTGCTATAGTCGATGTGACTACAGACCAACCCTTCCCAGGTGCAACCCCTGCTGCCCAGGTCAGGTTAACGCTGGCAAACACCATGCCAACGACCATCGCTGACATCATGACTGGTGGTCAACCAGCAGTCCATTTCACGTTCGTGTCCACTCCTACAGGTGGCATAGGTGAAATTGTAACATGTGCTAGCGGTGCTATAATAAACCAGACTACAACAGGACTTTGCTCGTATGGTGTGAACACTGGATTTGCTGCATTTGGTTGCGCTGTAGGTCCAAACCAGGTCTATGGGTTGCCATTACTCCTCAATTGATGTATACTGACTGAATCATGTCTAATGAAACTACCTTGGAACACGTTTGGTTTTACGTACCCCAACGACGACTGGTCATCCAGGACAGTGAAGGGTACCAAGAAGAAATTCAATGGAAGTTCGATGAAGAGGGTGCCGAAGGGTTCCTTGAAACCATTATGAACGTTCGTGAAACTGTACCTGCCGAAGACATCTGTTTCGTGTATAATAAATGAATAACGTTATTGAAGTATCAGAAGAGGAAGCAGTAGAAAATCTACAGTTTTTAATTAACCTCGTTGATAGAGGTACCTCTGTTAAAATTATCCGTTCAGGAGGTAGACGGATAATGATGGTTCCACTTCCTTCTGTGCAAGAAGAAATTGCACCGAATGAAATTGATTCACTTCCAGTTGACACCTCCTTTGTGAACCCTACCGCAACTCAAAATTATGTCGCAGAGTCCTTATCGGAGATGTCGAGAGAATTTAACAATTGACACAAAAATTTGGTACAGTGAACATGACTGCAAGTTCCATTGGACCTTGATTGCATATGAATCAGATATGCACACTGGTACTGCTGATCACATTGCACAAGCAATGATCGATATTGAACGTACCATTGATTATGTCATGTATTCTACGAGTGGACAAAATGAGAACTGACCACTCAAGCGGGTGATTCTATATACATAGTCTATAATTGATTCAGATCAAACAAGACTATGAAATTGAATCCTAAGCAGACCTTGAAATCCTGTGTAACGGAAATTCTAGAACAGGATCCTGACTTCAATATTGTATTCTTCCTAGAGCAGGAAGGTATCGTGAAACCTAAGAGGAAGTTTAGAGAGTTGAGTGTAGCAGATCTATGTGACAAGTATGAGTTGAGAGAAGATGTCTGGGATACCAGTGTTGTACATCCTAAGTTCGGTAAACTAGACAAGCGTTGCGTTGGCAACATCTATCGTAAGAAGGACAACAGACTGATGAAAGGTGGATGGGATGGTTCTAAGAGTTATCGTACCATTGCACTATCTGCAAAGAGTGTTGTAACAGGTGAGAATATCACACGCAATGTTCAATTCCACACCATCGCATTTGCTCTTTACAACAAGAGATGGAATGATTCCCCAGTTTTAGACCACAAAGATGATAATAAACTGAATAATACAGGTCCAAATCTGGTAGAAGAGACATATACAACTAACCAATGGCAACGCAAGGCAAACATTGCTATGGGGTTAATTAAACGTACAGAATCATCTGTATAAATAAATATACGAGAACTTGTGTGAAGATCTGTAGTGGCAACTAAAAGAATATCCCAGTTAGACACGATTGCAGATTCGTTAGTTACGGGTGAGGCAGTTTTACCCATCGTAATTTCCGATCCTCTAATCCCTAACCGAAAATCAAAAGTCAATCAATTATTCCGAGGAGTGTCAGCAGGATCGCAAACTGCTCCTGGAATGGCGTTCGATCTTGACCGAGACAGTGGTATATACCAATCAGCAGTTGATGAATTAGGTATCACTTTTGGTACTGCTGCTGTATATTATTCTCGTGTTGCAAACAACGATGGATCTAGCACCCTTAACAGTAGGGTAATTGATACTGCATCCGCTAACTCGAACTTCCAGGTGACCCCACAGGGATCTGGATTTTTTACTGTTAATGGTATAGCACAGTTTACAGACCAAAACACAATAGTACAGGGTGCACAGAACCCTGGCAAAAGATTTTACTTTAATGCCGACACAGTTTCCTCACAGACTGGTACACGTCGGATGGACATGCCTAATGTAGGTACGTTGACATCCACCACTCTGTTAGGAGATAATACATTCCAGACTATTAGTAACAAAAGTATTGTTATTAAAGACCAAGACCTACAGATCACTGGTTCTACTGACATTACTAAGGTTGCTAAGTTTGAGACTGACGCATGGGAGTCTCCAGGTACACACACTTATAAGTTACCTGACTTTGGTGCTACACAAACACAGTCAACACTTCTGGACGACATTACAGAACAGAATGTTACCAATAAGAACATGGTTAACCCCACGTTCTCTGGTACTCCTTCTCTAGATCCAAACGATCCTACTGAGAAGATTATATTTGATCAAAGTTTACTTACACAAGATAGGACGGTAACTTTTCCCGACTTGAATGTGATTGTTGTTGGTGAAGCATCAACACAGACTTTGACCAATAAATCATATGCTGGTGCAGTATTTCAGGATACAGCAGACACCACTAAGAAGGTTAACTTTAACCTCACAAACTTAAATACTAACTCCACTTTAGACTTTACTTTCCCAGAGGGAAGTATCGCATTCCCTCTAAATAATGGAGGTAACAGTAATGTAATTGTTGCTGAACAAGCAACACAAATTGTCAATAACAAGATCTTACAGAACGCAAGTTTTGATAACCCAATTGAGGTTGATGGTCGAGTTAACATTGATGTAAGTAACATTACTGAAACGGTTAACATCCAGTTCCCGAACGCAAGTGCAACACTACTTTCAACTAACAATATAAGTGATGTTGCTATTAGTTTCGGTGGACCTTTATCAGCACCAGTATTATCGGGTGCTGTTCGACTACAATCCTATTTCCAAGCAGGTTGGTAATAACAAATGACAGCAGGAAGACTTAAAGCGACAGATCTACCCGCTACTACAAATACGGTAGTTTATCAAGCAGATATAGACCACACTGCCAGTGTGCTCGTAACTGCTGCCAACCGTACGGCGGGTGCACTCGATTATCGTTTAGCGATAAGAGATTACGATCAAATACTAAGAATACAAGGACCACAAGTAAACTCAAATGGTGGTGTCGCTTCCACTCATAAGTTTGCTAAGGGTAATCCTATTAGTGCTTACAAGTTAGTGGTAAGTCCTGGTTTTACATTCCAGGATTCGGTACCAGGTGCAACCATTACAACAACTAATGAGTCTAAAGCACAGTTATTGGACGTATTCAAACCCACTGACACCATCACTCAGTATGTTCAGTTTAAAGATATATCTGACATACTATGGGATAGTGTAGTTGGTATTCCTATAGGTGGAGAAACAATCACAGGTGGTACGTCTGGTTTTACAGCAACACATCGTGGATATATTGCTGGTACCACAACTTCTCATATTGAGATCCCTGATGTTGCTAGTAATGCTACTTCCATTAAGGTATCTCGTAACGCAGGTTTAGCAGACAATATGTACCTTACTATTGGTACTGTTGATGCTGCTACGACAGAGATTGCTACCATTGATGTAGGTGGTATTAATACAGGAAATAATACACTCACAATTACTCGTGGTGCATTAGCAACAACAGCAAGAGCAGTTAAGGCAGGAGAATTTATTACTGCGTTTAGTGCATCTGCTACTACCACGACAATTAACGAGGGTGCAACATATGCTACTGGTGACGTAACTCTAACGTTAACAGATGCAACTGGTTTCTTAACTGGTTCATTCATTGTCATTGACAATGAAGTTCTTGAGGTTAATGATGTTAATGGTAATGACCTCACTGTTACTAGAGGACGTTATGGTACTGCTGATGTAGACCATAATAATGGTGCTACTGTCACAGCATTGACAGATAACGGTCAATACCTCTTGAATTATTTCACTGAGGCAGAGGCAGTTACATTTGGAGGAAGTAACGCTACTGCTGCCTGCAACTTCGCTGTGGGTTCTTCTAGTATTGAGATTACTTCTAGTTACATTCTGTCTCCAACTGGTGTTAACGCAACCGATCATGAGATAGTTGAACCAGTTGAAATTAATAATGAAAGAACATATAGATTTGATCAAGAGCACGCATCCAATGCTGGTCACCCACTGAAATTCTCTGGAGATAATGAAGAGGGTGCTAACTCACCAACTGGTACTGAGTACACTACGGGTGTTACTAAGGTTGGTACTGCTGGACAAGCAGGTGCATATAGTGAGATAACTGTCTCAGACACAATACCTACTACATTCTATGCATACTCTGACGCTGGTACTGCTGGTGGTCCTGCTGCTGATGAGGGTGCTGGTTTCACATTCAGTCCAATTCTTGATCCTTTTTACACTACAATTTACATATACAAATTATCAGGTGAACCATTTACAGTAGCAGATACATTTACCATTGGTACTACTACTCAGACTATTCAGGCAAATGGTGTGATTGCTGGACCTTATGGGTATGTTCATGCATGGGATGCTGATACTGCCTTACTTAAGGTATCGAAAGATATAGGATCCGCTGATTTTGCTGCTGGTGATTTCTTCTATACAACACCTACACGTAACCTATTAAGTAGGACGCTTGTTGAGGTTGTTGATGGTAAGATTTTAACCATTGATAATATTGGTGCTGCTGATGCATCTCGTACACAGGGTACTTATAACTCTGTAGCGTGGTCTTCTGCTGCTTCTGGAGCAAGTGCAACATTTAATGTTGTAGTTGATGGTTCTGGTGCATGCACTGTAACTGTAGTTGATGGTGGTAAGAACTTTGCTGCTGCTGAAACTATTACAGTTGCAGACTCACAACTTGGTGCTGGTGGTGCTGCAAACTTTACGTTTAATGCTGCTACTGTTTCTACTGGTGTTCATGTAGGAACAACTACAGTTGAAGATCATGACTGGATACATTATGATAAAGAAATTGCTGCTAATTCACAGCAACGTGATTCTGCTATTGTTGTTGGTCCAGGTCAGAATTTGATAGCACACGGAAGTGGTGCTGATATATCTGTTGTGGTTCAAGGATTTGAAACTGTTTCTTCTGACTATACAATTATTCATCTTCCTAAGGATACATCCGAAGGTGGTCCTGGTGGTTAATGACCTCCAATAAATAGTAAAATAGGTAGGATCCCGAAATAAATGGCACTTACTCGTCTTAAAAATATCATCACGTCGAGGACTGGACGTATTATCTACGTCAACCCCGACGATTTCGATGCATCGGATGCATATGACAACCGAGGTAACTCTGCTTTGCGTCCATTTAAGACGTTGCAACGAGCATTTCTAGAGGTAGCAAGATTTTCATATAGAGTTGGTCTTTCAAACGACGAGTTTGATGCTTTCTCAATCTATCTCTATCCTTCAGAGTATGTGATTGATAACAGACCTGGTGTTACTGACTATAACAGTATTCAACCATTTGATGCCAATACAAACTTTGATTTAACTTCTTCCTCTAACGTACTGTATAAATTCAACTCTGCTCAGGGTGGAATTGTTGTACCTAGAGGTTGTTCTGTTGTTGGATCTGACCTTAGAAGAACGAAGATTGTACCTAAGTATGTACCTTATCCTACTACTTCTGGTAGTTTAGGTATTACTGCATCTAATGAACCAGGTGTATCTGCTATATTCAAACTAACTGGTGCTGCATATTTCTGGCAACAGTCATTCTTTGATGGTGATAATAACGGTGTATATTATAAACCTGATGACGTTGCAACTATTGCACCAAACTTCTCACACCACAAACTCACTTGTTTTGAGTTTGCTACTAATGACGACCTAGATATCTATTATCAGAAGATATCCAAAGGTTATGCTACCATTCCTGATTCATCTGGTCTCGTTGCTCAGGATCAAATTCAGGCAAGGGTAGAGGAAAACAGAATTGTGGGTCCAATTTCGGACGAATTTGCTATATCACAGATCGTTAGAAATGGTCAGACTGCAACAGCATTTACTGTTGATGAACTAGGTAATCCTAAGAACCATGGTTTCTCAGTTGGTGTTGCTGTTAATATATCTGGTGTCACTGGTCCTACAGAACAAGACCAACTATTATATAATGGATCGTTTTTGCTCACATCTGCTCAAGGTAACCAGTTTACCTATCAGATGGCAGCAGAACCGTCAGGTAATGCACTTGGTTCTAACATTTTAGTTAAAGTTGAGATTGATACAGTTGACTCTGCATCACCATACGTATTCAACTGCTCCCTACGTTCTGTATGGGGTATTAATGGTATGCATGCTGATGGTAGTAAGGCAACTGGTTTCAAATCAATGGTTGTTGCTCAGTTCACTGGTATATCACTCCAGAAAGATGACCGAGCATTTGTTATATACAACCAATCAACCCAAGCGTATGAAGCACAAGCACAGGGTTCTGGTGCACACATTAATGGTCTAGCAAAATATAGAAAAGGTTGGCGAAGTAGACACATTAAGGCATCAAATGGAGCATTTATACAAGTCGTATCTGTGTTCGCTGTTGGATTTGGAGACCACTTCTTCGCAGACAGTGGTGGTGACCTCTCTATCACGAACTCTAACTCAAACTTCGGTAACACATCTTTACGGTCCAAAGGTTTTAGGTCTGACGCTTTCACAAAAGATAAAGCAGGATCCATTACCCACATCATACCGCCTAAGTCCTTAAGTGATGTATCTGAGGTACCTATTAACTGGGTATCATTAGACATTGCTAAGATACGTTCTGCTGCTGATTCATCTAAACTATATCTCTATGGTTATACTGCTGAGACAGCAAGACCACCAAGTAAAGTACAGGGATATACTATAGGTGCACGTCGTGATAGTGTATCTGAACCAGATAAGGTATATGTCTTATTGAAGGCATCTGGTGCAGACAACCCAACTACTCACTACGCAAATATTAACCCTGCTGGTCCTGCTGTAACTGGTACTAAAGCAGGAGATGATGACAACCCAATTAAATGGGATCCATCACAAAATAATTGGTATATACAGGTTGACCCTGCTGCTAATACAATCTATACAACACTATTAGCAAACAGTTTATACCAGAACTTAGCATTTACTCCACCTACATTTGTAAGGAGACTACCTGACCCACGTAACTTGAGGGATAGGACATATCGTTTCCGCTATGTACTGGACAAGGATGCATTCCCAGTTCCACGTCAACCAATAACAGGTTTCGTATTACAACCTAGATCATCTGAGACTAACTCACCTCAATACGCTAAGGTATATTATATCTTTGAGGTTGAGACATACATCCCATTTGAGAGAGGTGTGACTGATGGTGTATATTATCTGACGCTATTGAATGCTTCAGTATCACCATCAACGGATAACTTCAATGACTTCTCGTTCTCACAGAATGCATCTGATGTTTATCCAGCATTTGACAGAGATAATCCTAATGCTGACCCTAATGCATCTGTATCTGTTGCAGATAACCAGATCTTAGGTAAGGTCACAACTACTGACGGTGCATCTCCTACTCCTAATATCAATACACTACTCTCTACTACTAGAGAGTGTGCACAGTTCTTCTTATTGGAGACTGAGAACAACTTAGGATATAATACAAATGATAATAAACTGAACCAAGTAGACGTTTCTGCTGGTCTAGGTGATGAGGAAGAGAGAAAGATTGCTCTCAAACTTAATGCTGACCTATCAGTAGCACCATTGCTCATTGAGTTACGAAGATATTCAATTCTTAGAGCATCAGGTCATACGTTTGAATACCTTGGTTTTGGTCCAGGTAACTACTCGACTGCATTCCCATCTACGCAGGTACAAGTTCTAACCAAAGATGAGGTTAGATTGTCACAGTCGTTGAAGGAAGAGGCGGGTGTTGCATACTACACTGGTGTTAACTCTGACGGTGAACTATTCATTGGTAACCAGGTTATTAACCCTGTTACTGGTCAGATTACATCCGAAGATATTGCACAATTGAATGTTGTTGGTGAAGAAGGTGAGATTGAGACATTCAATGAGATTGTGCTTACCGATAAGTTAACCGTTATCGGTGGTGCTTCTAACCAATTGGAATCTGTATTCTCTGGTCCTGTTACCTTCCAGAAGAAGATAACATCACAGGAGAATATCCAGACTATCAAGCAGACATTCTCTAACGATGATGGTACTGTATTGAAACAGTTCTTCCTTGCTGAAGAATTGGGTACTGGTCAACCAGATTTAACAGCAGGTGAAGCATTTAATAATGGTGATATTTGTTATAACATTGACTGGACTCCTGGAGTTCCGTTAGGTTGGATATATGATAATGGTATTTGGTATAAGTTTGGTGTATCTGACTCAGGTGAGATATACACTGGAAGATTTGGAGGTGTTACTCACTTCGGTCTAGGTGAAGCAGCAGATGCATCTAATAGATTGAGAGTTAATGGTAATACCACTATTACAGGTGATTTTGATGTTACTGGAAAATATGGTTGCTCAGATAAATATGCTTTAGCAACAGGTATTGCCAACAGTAATAATGGTGTCATGTATTCTGGAGATGGTTCAACCACTTCATTTGCAGTCACAGCAGGTCATACAGCATATTCGTTATTAGTATTCTTGAATGGTGTGTGTCAGGTTCCAGGTGTTGACTACACTGTAACTGGTAATGCTGTTGACTTTAGTGTTGGTACACCACCTGCTACAGGTGATAATGTACAAATTCGTGAACTTGTAATCTAATCACGGAGAGGTAGATGACGACAAAAATTATTGGTAATCAGATTGATGCTGTTACTCGTGCAATTATTACTGCACTGGACGTAACTGAACAGATCAACCTGCCTGATTTAAACCAGACACAGGTAAACTCGTTGGGTACTCCTGCATTTGGTACGTTAGTCTACAACACTACTGAAGACCAAGCACAGATATACCTGCAAGATGCACAGTCAGGAAACCCAGGTTGGGCATCAGTTGGTGGGGGTGGTCCCTCAGTTGGTGAGAATAGTATAATCAGAACAAATGGAACTACTATTGCAGAGAACTTGACAGTTGGTGCTACTGCTAATGGTGGTGTAGAATTTACCAATGGATTCACTGCTGGTCCTGTGGAAATCGCAAATGGTTACACAGTTACAGTTGAAAATGGTGCTACATGGATGATTATGGGTCAGGACGACCTGAATATCATTGGATCAACAGAAATAACTACTCAACACTTGTACTCACATGGTACATTGATGTTCTCAGAGACACAGGAGAATATCACATACTATAGTGGATCAGGTGATATTACACATGATTGGACAAATAACAACGTAATTTATCTAACGAAAACAGGGGGTGGTAACTTTACTCTGAATCTCAATAATGTTCCTGCGGAACAAATGGGTTATGGTGTAACAGTCATCGTTGCAAATGGTGGTGGAACTGGTATCCCAAGTTCGTTAAATATCAATGGATCTAGTAACGATATTTACTGGGGTGGTGGTCAACCATCTCATAATGATACGTACTGTGTAG